TGATTTCGACACTGGCAACGTAAGATACAAAGCTAGAGAAAGATATTCTTTTGGAGTATCAGACCCTAGAGGTATTTTTGGCGTAGAAGGTGCGTAATTTGTACTAAAAGAAAATTAAAAGGGGGCTTTCGAGCCCCCTTTTTTTATGGTAGAGAAGAGGTAATCATGAAGACATTTCGAGTACAGATAAGGGCATATGGATACTATGCTGACTTCGATATTGCATCCGAAGACAGCTCAGAAGCCTTTGAAAATGCACTAGTTGACAAACTAGGAGAAAATGCTATAACATGGGAAAAAGATGGATTTAGTAATCCATCTAAAATATGGATAACCTATGAGGAGACCATAGATGCAAATACAAGTCAGAGACCTTTACAAACAAAAGAGGGGTCTAGAGACAGAGTGGGCACTGCATCAGCGTGATAACCAAAGGTACACTTTGGATATGGTAAGAATTGACAACAAAATCAGAGACGTTGTCAATGCTATTAAGCTAGAAGAGGCTAAAATAGCTAGTCTTACTAATAAGATAGATGATGCTGCGCCAGAAGTTTCAGTAGCTACTTAGTAAAAAGCTACATCATTGGAAAATATCAAACCATATCACAGGCTCTCTTGCACTCTTGAAAAAATAAGAGTATAACTTTCGTACTATACAATTATTAAAAGATTGTGGACGCGTATAGTCGACGGCCTAGAGACTACAATCTGTAAACTAGGAGGATATAATCATGGCAAGAACAACGTTTTCAGGACCAGTCGTTTCCCAAAGAGGATTCGTGGCTGCGGGACCTGATGAAGTGGTAAACATCACAGCGGAAACTACTTTAACTTTTGCTGCTCACGCAGGTAAAGTTATCAAAGTAAACGACGCTGATGGTGCTATTACACTTCCAACAATTAAAGCGGATAGCAAAGGTGCTACTGCTGGAGACAATGACCCTAATGTGAACAGTCACTTAGGTGCTGTCTACAAATTTTTTGTAGGCACAGATTGCTCTGACTGCGATATCAAAACTGACGGGACTGACAAATTTGTTGGTCACGCAACTATTGTTAACGTAGCAGACGGTACTAACAGTACCTTCGTTCCAGCATCAGCTAATGATGTTATCAGCATGAACGGTGGAACTACAGGTGGAGACAAAGGTAGTACAGTTACTATCACTGCACTTGAGGACAACGTATATTTAGTAGAAGCTGTGTTGATCGGTACAGGTACCGAAGCGACACCTTTTGCAAATAGTTAATAAATAACTCGGGGCGTCTGGTGATGCAGGCGCCCTTGAAAAGGAGGACAAAAAATGGCAGACACAGTATTAAATACAACTGTATTTGACGGATCAAAAAAACTTATCACTCACTACAATGTAGTTTCTGATAATTCTGGAGGCACAACAAAGATTGTTGATGTATCTGGATTAGCAACTAACAATGGTAAAGCTTGCACTAAAGTAAGATTAAATAAAGTTAGTTTTAATGTTTCAGTAACAGCACAGGTAGATGCACTTAGAATGTTATGGGATGCTACATCAGATGTAGTGTTTCTAACTATGAATGGTGAAATGGAGTATGACTATTCTTCTTTCGGTGGATTAAAAAACACTGAAGCAAGTGGTTTTACTGGTGATGTTAACATAACATTACCAGCATGTACTGCAGGAGATACCGCTACAGTTGTTTGTGAATGGATTAAAGTTTACGAATCGTAGGAGTTTGAATGGCTAATACAACTTCGGGAACAGCTACGTTCGACAAAACTTTTGCTATTGATGAAATAGTAGAAGAGTCTTTTGAACGTATTGGATTACAGAACGTAGCTGGTTACCAATTAAAGTCAGCAAGAAGATCTCTTAATATATTGTTTCAAGAGTGGGGAAACAGAGGTATTCACTATTGGGAAATAGCTGACCTTAATATTGATTTAATTGAAGGACAATCAGACTATGATTTTTTTAGATCGTCTGATGATGGCACAAGTGCTACATCAACTCCATCTGGAGTATATGGAATATCAGATGTTTTAGAGGCACAATTAAGATCTAATAGAACTCAAACTACACAAGCAGATTCACCAATGACAAAAGTAGATAGATCTACTTACGCAGCATTTTCTAATAAATTATCAAAAGGCACACCTAATCAATATTGGGTAGAAAGATTTATAGATAAAGTTAGAATACACGTTTATCCAACACCAGATTCAACAAATGCATCAAAAGACATGCACATATATTACATTAAAAGAATACAAGATGTAGGTGATTATACAAATGCAACAGACTTACCATTTAGATTTGTGCCTTGTATGGTATCAGGATTAGCTTTTTATTTAGCACAAAAATATAAACCAGAGTTAATTCAAGCTATGAAATTATATTATGAAGATGAATTAGCCAGAGCACTAGCGGAGGATGGGTCAGCTTCGAGTACATATATTACTCCTAAAGCATACTACCCAGGAACATAATGGCAAAATACGCAACAGGTAAATACGCAAAAGCTATATCAGATAGATCAGGTATGGAGTTTCCATATAACGAAATGGTTAGAGAATGGAACGGATCGTTTGTGCACATATCAGAGTTTGAACCAAAGCAGCCACAGCTAGAACCAAAACCAATGAATGGTGATTCAATATCTTTGCGTAATGTAAGACCAGATAGAACAGAAACAGCTGTCCCTATAATTTTGCCTTTAAACGCTTTTACAGCAACAAGTGGTTCAGCAGTGATATCTGTTAACGAGCCTAATCATGGTAGATCTACTAGTGATACTGTAAGATTTAGAGATGTAGAATCTGTTGGTGGTATAGCTGCAACTACTATTTCTGGTTCATCAGGATTTACAATTACAAAAGTTGATGATAATAATTATACATTCGGAGCAGGCACTAATGCCTTGTTTTCGGGAACAGGAGGAGGTGGCCTTGCATCTGCAGGACCAGTCACCATAGTAGCATAATGGCAGGATTAAGTGCATCAGGATTAAAAACACAAATCAGAAGTTACACAGAAGTTGACTCTAATGTGTTGTCTGATTCTGTTTTAGAAAATATTATTTTAAACGCACAATATAGAATTTTTAGAGATGTTCCTATTGATGCAGATAGAAAACAACAATCTGGTAATTTAGTTCCAGGACAAGAAACAATTAACACACCAGCAGGAGCAGTTTTTATTAGAGGTATACAAGTTTATGATTCAAGTGCCGTGCTCACAGGAGCTAACACATGGCTAGAGAAAAAAGATGTGACTTACCTACAAGAGTATCAACCAATTACAGGCACATCCGCAGCGCAAGGTAAACCAAAATACTATGCTATGTTTGGTGGTGCTACAGGTGAAGCTGACACCAACTCAGGACGTATCTTTTTGGCTCCTACACCAAATACAAACTATAAATTTAGAGTGCACTATAACGTGGCTCCAGCTCTTTTAGAGAATAACGATACCAACTACATTAGTTTAAACTTCCCTAATGGCCTATTATATTGCTGTCTAGCAGAGGTTTATGGCTTCTTGAAAGGTCCAGCAGATATGTTGACATTATACGAGCAAAAGTATAGAACGGAAGTACAGAAGTTTGCTAATGAGCAAGTTGGAAGACGAAGAAGAGATGACTACACAGATGGTGCAGTTAGAATTCCAGTAAACTCAGCAAACCCATAGGAGATAAAAAATGGCAATTACATCGGCAATTTGTACAAGTTTTAAAGTAGAACTATTAAAAGGAACTCACAATTTTACAGCAACAACAGGTAATACCTTTAAAATTGCTTTGTATGACAGTGATGCAACTCTTGGTGCATCAACTACAGCGTTTTCAACTTCAGAAGAAATTACAAACACATCTGGAACAGCATACACTTCTGGTGGTGCTACATTAACAAGCGTAACTCCAGTGGCTTCAAGCACAACTGCAGTTTGTGATTTTTCGGATGTAAGTTATAGTTCAGCTTCTTTCACAGCTAACGGTGCATTAATTTACAATTCATCTGCATCTAACGCAGCTGTTTGTGCGATCGCTTTTGGTTCTGACAAAACAGCAACTAACGGAACTTTCACAATTCAGTTTCCTACAGCAGACGCTACAAACGCAATCATAAGATTAGCATAGGAGGACCACTATGTCGGTTCAAACAGGATGGGGTCGATTCACCTGGGGCCGAGCTTATTGGAATGAAAACTCTGTTCTTGCAACAGGATGGGGTGCTAAAGCTTGGAATGATGGTGAGTGGGGAAATCTAGCTGACGAAACAGTTTCATTAACAGGCGTATCTTCTACTTTTAATGTTGGAGCGGTAGGAATTTTAGCAAACGCATTAGTAGAACCAACAGGAATTTCTTTTACATCATCAACCGGTTCTATTTCACCTGTAATACCAAAAACAGTAGAAGTAGCTGGTGTATCTTTTCAGTCATCTGTCAACTCAATTACAAACGTTATTCAAGTTACCATCACACCATCAGGCATTTCATCAACATCAGCTATTGGTGTAGTTGATCCTGCAGATCAAGTTATGGGATTAACAGGACAAGAATCAACTGTTGGTCAAGGAACTGCAGTTGCACCAAACGAAGATGTATCACCAACAGGACAAGCGATAACATCCTCACAAGGAACGGCAGAAGGTGTAACTTCGCATGAAGCTAATTTAACAGGGCTCGCTATAACATCAGGAATAGGGTCTGTGGTTGTACCAAATGATGCTGCACTTTTAACAGGATTAAATATAGAAACACAATTAGGTTCTTTAGTGGGATTAGGTTCTGCAGTTCAAACTTTAACTGGTCAGGCTATAACAGGTTCTACAGGTAGTTTAGCACCCGCAGATGTTATGGGATTAACTGGTGTTTCTGCAACTTCTTCTACAGGCACTTTAGACCCTTCAGATCAAGTTATGGGATTAACTGGTCAATCAGCTACAGCTAGCGTAGGAGCTGTAAATGTTAAAGCTTATGCAGATATTGACACCGGTTCAAACACGTCGTATAGTGATATTTCAACGGGTTCGAATACTTCGTATTCAGATGTTGCAACAGGCTCAAATACAAGCTATAACGACGTAACAGGAGAAGCAGCTTAATATGGCATCGACATATACACCCCTAGGTATTGAACTACAGGCAACTGGTGAAAATGCGGGTACATGGGGTACAAAAACAAATACAAACTTAAGTATCGTTGAACAGATATCGGGTGGATATACTACACAAGCCGTATCCGATTCAGGTGATACAACTCTATCAGTAACAGATGGTGGAACAGGTGCAACTCTTGCACATAGAATTATTGAATTTACAGGATCCTTAACAGCAAGTAGAAACGTTACAATTCCTCTTGATGTTCAAAACTTTTACATTTTAAAAAACGCAACATCTGGTTCTCAAAACGTTGTATTTAAATACGTCTCTGGAACTGATTCTGGAGTTACTATTTCAAATGGTAAAACTTCATTAGTATACGCAAAAGCTGATGATGGAACTAACCCAAGTATTGCTTCTGTAGCATTAGCAAGTGATCTTGTTGATGATACATCACCACAATTAGGTGGTAACTTAGATACTAATTCTTTTATGATCGACTTTGATACCTCTCACGGTATTAGAGATGAAAACGGAAACGAACAATTATTTTTTAGCACAACATCTTCAGCTGTAAACTATGTAAATGTTACAAACGCTGCTACAGGAGGAGATCCAAAAGTAGCTGCATTAGGAGATGACTCAAATATAGATTTAGCTTTATCACCAAAAGGAACAGGTGAAGTAGTAGTTGGTACAGGATCAGCTGCATCAACAATTACATCAAGTGGTGCATACGATTTAATTTTAGATACAAACTCAGGAACAAACTCTGGTAATATTACAATTACAGATGGTGCAGACGGAACGATTACAGCAACACCAAATGGAACTGGTGTTGTGGCAATTGGTGGTAATACAAATCCAGGAACTCTACAACTTAATTGCGAAAATAATTCCCACGGAATAAAACTTCAAAGTCCGGCCCACACAGATTCACAATCTTACACACTAAAGTTCCCAACAGGTAACGTAACAGCAGATAGATTTTTAAAGGTTGCATCAGTTACTGGTTCAGGAACAACAGGTGTTGGACAATTATCTTTTGCTGAAGTATCTGGAGGAACGTCTTGGCAATCTGTTAAGACATCTAATACAACTATGGTTGCAGGTGAAGGTTATTTTGTAGATACATCTTCATCAGCAATTACGATGACTTTACCATCATCAGCAACACAAGGTGATGAAGTTTCGATTATAGATTACGCAGGTAGTTTTGATTCTAACAATTTAACAGTAGGAAGAAACTCACACAAGATACAGGGTTCTGCAGCAGATTTAACAGTGTCAACCGAGAGAGCAGGTTTTACATTGGTTTATGTAGATGCAACTCAAGGTTGGCTATTAAAGGATAAATAATAGCGATGTCTGAATATAAAGGTATAAAGGGGTTCCAAGTTCAAACCCGTGATGGAAATCCAAGTCCAACTGAAGCACAAGTTGGAGATTTTTTCTACGATTTTACATTAAAAAAATTTAAAACTGTAAGCTCAGGTGTTGGAACAGGAACTTGGGCGTCTGGTGAAAATTTAAATACTCAAAGAGGACAAGGTGGAGGAACGGGAGCTAGTCTTACAGCTTCTATATTAGCTGGAGGTAAAGGACCTCCTGGTGGACCATCAGTTGTTGTTGAACAATATAATGGTAGTTCATGGACTGAAATAACAGAAATTAATACTACTAGATCAGGATCACCTGGTGGTGCTGGACCATACACTGCAGCTTTAATTTTTGGTGGAGAAGGTTCTCCTGCTGAAATTACTAACAATGAATATTACAATGGTTCTAGCTGGACCGAATTAGGAGATATGAATACAGCAAGATCTTATCTGGGTAGTTCAGGTTCTGTTTACACAGCAGCTTTAGCTTTTGGAGGAAACCCAGGTAATAAAAATGAAACAGAAACATGGGATGGTTCTAGTTGGACAGAAGTCAATAATTTAAACACAGGAAGAGGTGGCATAGGTGGTTTTGGAACTAACACAGATGCTTTAGCGTTTGGTGGTAATTCTTCTTCGGGCGGCGGTGCTGCAGCTGAATCTTGGGACGGAACATCATGGACAGAAGTAAATGATTTAAATAGCAGTAGAACATATATTGTAGGTTCTGGGGCTGATTCTACTAGCGGTATAGCTTTTGGTGGTTTTGCGCCAAGTGTACCAGGTTATACTGGCCTTACAGAAGAATGGGACGGTTCTTCTTGGACAGAGGTCAGTGATTTAGCTGTTGGTAGAGGTAGTTGTGGAAGATCAGGGACAACGCAATCTGCTCTTGCTATGGGAGGAGACAGTCCAGGTCCAGCAGGTGGACCAAGAAACGCAGCCACAGAAGAATGGGTTCAATCAGTAGGTTTAATTAAAACAGTGACAAGTAGTTAATTATGATTTATAAACAAGCAAAAGGAGGAAGCAACTATGGCATATAAATACTGTACAGCGACTAACTGGGGCAAAAACTTTTTCACTCACGAAGAAAGAAAACATTTTTACCTTAGAGGTCATGCTGGTGATGTATGGGTTGTAGGCGATAATCATCACGGTGATGAATGGATCAGCAAAGTAGATGGTGCAATTAAAACAAAAGAAGAAGCACAAGCTATTGTTACTGCTCAAATCGAAGCAGCACAAACTGCTTGGGATGCAGAGTCTGATGAACACAAAGCTCAGTACCCAAGACCAGTAGTATATAATCTTCCATAGTCTTAACCTATGGCGAAGTATTCGGATATAAAAGGATTTACAGTTCAGACTGTTAGCACGGATCCCGCTGCGTCTGTAGCAGACTCAGGATCATGGGCTAGTGCTTCAGCATTAAATACAGGAAGATCTCAAACAGATGGATGTGGAATTATAACAGCCGCTTTAATCACAGGTGGTTATACAACTACAAATGTGGCTAACACTGAATCATGGAATGGTTCAGCGTGGAGTGAAGTTAATGATTTAAATGCAGCCACTAGAGATAAAGCTGTTATTGGAACATACACCGCAGCAGTGGCGGCAGGTGGTAATCCACCTTCAACAAATAATGAGTCTTGGAATGGATCCTCATGGACTGAAGTAAATAATATAAACACAGCAAGAGGTGGTGGAAAAGGTGTTGGAACAAATACTGCTGGATTAATGTATGGTGGATATGGAACTGCAAGATCTGCGTTAAATGAATCTTGGGATGGAACAAACTGGACAGAAGTAGGAGATATGAATACAGCGAGAGCTGCTTTAAGTGGTTCAGGAACTCAAACAGCTGCACTCGCATTTAATGGTGGACCTAATGCTAATATTGGAACTGAAGCATTTGATACTGAATCTTGGAATGGCTCTGCCTGGACAACATTATCCTCATCATCAAACACAAATATTGAGTCTGAGGGAGCAGGATCTTGTGGAACACAAACAGACGCATTATTATTTGGTGGTTCAATATATGATTCATCAGGACCTAGTGCCAGAACAGAAGCTTGGAATGGATCTGCATGGACAGAAGTTGGAGGAGATTTAGGCACAGGAAGATCAGTTGGAGCTGATTCTGGAACTGGTAGCACTTCAGCGATGTTAGCTGGAGGATCAAGTCAAACTACAGCAACAGAACAGTGGACAACATCATTTACACCAACAACACTTGTTAAAATAACTGAAGGACAATTATTTTATAATTCAACAGCAAACGCTTTTAAAGAAACGATATCAGATATACCCCCATCAACGTGGGCTAGTGGTGGAGATTTAAATTCAGCTAGAGCAGGTTTATCTGGTTCTGGTAAATCACAAACAGAGGCTCTACAATTTGGTGGTAAAAATCCAGGAGGACTTGCTTTAACAGAGTCTTATAATGGCACTTCATTTACTGAGCAGGCAGATTTAAATACAGCTAGAGGGGAGGGTTCAGGTTCTCCATTTGGAACTCAAACAGAAGCTTTAATGGTAGGAGGTAACCCACCTTCATCTCCAGCTTTTGTCAATACAGAATCTTATAATGGTTCAGCTTGGACTGAAGTTAATGATCTAAACACAGGAAAAACTTTACAGGGTGGAGCAGGAACTTATGACTCTAACTTAGCATTTGGTGGAAATCAAAACCCTTCTACTAGATTAGCTAAAACAGAATCTTGGAACGGAACAAGTTGGACTGAAGTTGCAGATTTAAATGAAGGTAGAAAAGAGGTTAATGGATGGGGCACGTCAAATACTAGTGCGATTATGGCAGGAGGACAGCCAACACCACCCAGTAGTTATGGAACTAAAACTGAAACTTGGGATGGTTCTTCATGGACTGAAGTTGCAGATTTAAATGCAGGAAGCGTGCAAAGAACTGGTATTGGAGCAACAATAAACCAAGGTCTTAATGTTGGTGGATATGCTACAGGACTTACAGCAAACGTAGAATTTTGGAATGGTTCTTCATGGACTGAAATAAATAACATCTCAACTGCAAGATCTTTTGCAGGAGGTGCAGGTTCGGCTGTTAATGGACTTATCGCTGGTGGAGAAACTTCTACAGCAAAAGTAGCAACAACAGAAGAATTTACAGCAAATTTAGCTAACAAAACAATTACAGCGAGTTAATTATGGCAACGTATAAAGAAGTAAAAGGCGTAACAATACAAACAAGAGATACAGATCCAACTATAAATGCAGGATCTTGGGCTAGTGGTGGATCTTTGCCTGGAAACCAAAGACAGTTCGCTGGCTTTGGAACACAGACCGCAGGAATAGTTGCTGGTGGTAACACACCAAATCCTAAAACTGGAAACGCATATACTTATGATGGTGCTTCTTGGTCAGAAGTTGCTGAAATGAATACTGCAAGATTTGCTTTAGGTTTTTCTACAAACTCACCTCAATCAAGTGGTATAGTTTTTGGAGGACAATCTCCTCAAGTTGCTAACGCTGAAACTTGGGACGGTTCATCTTGGGCTGAAGTAAACGATTTAAATACAACAAGATCAAAACTTGGTGGTGCAGGAATTTCTTCAACATCAGCTTTAGCTTATGGTGGAACAACAGATCCTGGAAATAAAAATGAAACAGAAACTTGGAACGGAAGTTCTTGGACTGAAGGTAATAATTTAAATACAGCTAGATTTAATTTTTTTAGATTAGGCACAGCCACAGCAGCTCTTGGAGTTGGTGGTTATGATGATAGCACATATGTTGCAAATGTTGAAAGTTATAATGGAACGTCTTGGACAGAAACAACAGACATACCCGCTGCAAAAGGATCTGGTGGTGGAGCTGGAACTACAACTGATGGAATTATATTTGGTGGAAATAGTCAATTTGCGAACACACTTGCTTGGAACGGATCAACATGGACTACAGTAAATAGTTTAAGCACAGGTAGATCTGAAGGGTCACAAGCTGGAGGACCCACTGGTGGTAAAACTGCTTTATATGTTGCTGGATATACAACAACAGAAGTCGCTACAACAGAAGAATGGTCTTTCCCTGCAGGACCTCATTTAAGTGAAGGTGATTTATTTTTAATTAGAGGCACAACGTTAAAAGGTGGTGCTATAGCATCTAGTCCGGCTACAATTTGGTCCTCTGGTGGTAATTTA